TGGGAGGACCATGTGCGAAGGACAGACCGCAAGGACAGGGGGATGACCGAACTGCCAGCACAGAAGAAGACCCCGATGGAGCAGATCCCGCCCGAACTGGCGTATGTCATCGACAAATTTTCGAGCGAAACGACTAGGCAGTCGTTACGCAACCAGGCTAGGATTGCCCACAGCCGCGAGGGGAAGAAGTGGAGCGAGATAAGGGCGGAACTGGAAGCCACCCTTGGATAAAAAAATCAAGCTGTCCCCCAGGGAATCGCAGGTGGTGGTGCTGGTTGGGCAGCATGGGCTGACCTACGGTGAGGCCGCAAGCCATCTGGACATCTCGGGACGCACCGTAGAAAGCTATGTAGGGCGTATCCTACAGCGATATCCGTCTAGCAAGAGACCCAGGGCCGCGATAACCGAACTCTACTACCACACTGTAGGGGAAGTCCCTGGCAGGGAAAGCACTGACTAACGGCCTGGGGCGATAAGGCATAAATTTAATACTATGCCTAATCAATTAAATACCACAGTTACGTCCAGCGGGCATCACAATACAGAAGGTGCCCCCATCCAGCCCGACAGTCAGGCTGACGGTGAAAATATTGATCCCAGAAAATTAGCACAAGAAGTAGCTGAGTTCCATAAAAGCGGACTCGATCGAAAGCGTTATCGGGACCTGACCGCCGAAAAATACATGATCCACATAGATGGCGAAGGCGATAATCAATGGGCTGACATCTACAATGGCCAACGCATCCAGATACCACACAACCTTTCGGGTATTCCCCGTGCACAGAACAACTTATTACGGCCCATCGTAGACAACATGGTGGCGTACCACAGCACATTGCCGTTTAGATTTGTGGTAGATGCCAGGCCCGATAGGGCAGCACGGGAGTCGGCAGCCATTGACCAGGCGTTTGCTAATTATATGTCGTCGCTGACCAACTTAAACAGCCTGTTTGCTGAAGCTCTGTACATGGCAGCGGCTTACGGGCATTGCCCAATACACGCTCTCTGGAGAGACGATCCGCGATTCGACGCGTACCAGCCAGTGCACGCACTGGGTATGCAGGGACCACAGAGAGGCACGATTGACTGCTTTGTGGGAGACCCATTCGACACAGTCTACGGTACTGGAAGTAAGCGTGGGCAAGTAGAGCGAATGTCATACGGCAGGGTTGTAAGTGCTAACGGAGTCAGACAGGCCTTCCCACACATACCTAATCTTGAAGGTTCGACGAAGCTGAACTCCGCCAGTCGCTTTCAACGCACAGTACGCAAATGGCTACAAGCGGGAAATTCCATACATGGCACAGCGGCACAGATGGATGGGCACGACGGCGACGAGCTATTAGCTCTGATCTACAGAGAAACGGCACCAGGCGTGGACATGGACCACCCGCTAGGGCGGCTGACTATCGTGGCCTTGAATGGAAGTGCTACTACAGATGCAGCCGACTCCTCTGGTGGCAGTAGTCATTCGTATGGCAACGCAGTGTTGCTACATGACGGCCCACTGCCTGGCGGGGTTTTTAGTTGCGTGCAGATTTACGCAACGAATAGGTTCGATGATGTCATGGGCAAGCCGTTTGTTGCAGACCTAGACGAGGACCAGGTACAGCTTAACCAGCTAGAAACACTGGTTAACGAGTTCGTCAGGAGAAGCGTGAGGGCTCCGCTGATTACATCAGGCGTGATCGCAGATGATAGTGCGGCCTACCTAGACGACGGGGAGATCGAGATCGACCCAGGCTCACAGTTTATACCCAGCTACCTAGAGCTTCCGTACAGGCACATACCCCTACTCGAAAATAAAATACGAAGACTAGAAGACGGGTTATTCCGCAAAGGTGGCTGGCAAGCAGCATCTAGAGGAGAATCCAGATCAGGCGATGCCGCCGCGAAAGTGGTCGCACTAGCGAGGGCAGACGACACGATCCACGGGCCTACCAACCAGGCGTTTAAAAAGCAGCAGAGCAGTTCATGGGTATCTGCTGGAGACTAATGAAAGAATACGGTGACGTGCCGTGGATGATCGACGTAGCTGGAGACGAAATATCGCACCTGCTCAAGCCTTACATAGACAGGGGCCAACTGTCTGAAGAGCCACCGATGTACCGATTGACCTCGGGATTCGGTGCTACCCAAGAGACCAAAGCACAGCAGTTAATGCAGTTGTGGAATATGTTCGACCCGCTAACTGGCGAAAGAGCGATTTCAACGAAACAGTTTAAGAAGCAGTTTCCCGATAGGAGCTTGTGGCCAGACGAGTTAGACCCCGAAGAGATGCGGGAGCGTAGGGCCAAGGTGATCAACCAGGGCATGAGGGAGGCGACAGCAGAGCTAAGAAAGACGTATCAGCTTGACCCGCAGCAGGTTAACAGCATGAGCGATCCGATGGTACTGCAAGCGGCTACAATGGTATGGCAGTTTATAGACAGAGAATATCCGATAATGATGGACGACGACATAGAGGCAAACCTCGAGGCGTTGTCTACCATAACGCAGGACGAAAGTGAAGACTCGGTTGTCAGACGCGTAGCAATACTACGGCAAGACCAGTTCTTCCAATGGCTCAGTGGCAAGCAACAAGCAACAGCTACTGAGGCAGAAGAAGGCGGAGGAGGAGGCTCTACTGCGACTGAAGCAGGAGAAGCTCAAGGGCAAGGCCCATCTCCTGTCGGGGGCACTGTTACGTCTGAGGCAATGACAACCTCGCCTAGAGAGGTGCGAGGGTTAACTACCGCAGCCCAACAGGGTGCGGCATAAAGTGGAGATACGATTATGAGTGAGACAAGCGTCGCCGTAGAGGCCCCGCAGGTCCCTGTAGAATCGACGGAATCCGTTGATACAAGTCAGGTATCTGAGCAGGCACCAGAGACCAGGACTGTCAGCGACATTAAGATGGGTGCCCGCGAGCGTTTAGCGGAAAAGTTTAACGAAGTGATGGCAGGGCAGGATTCCGAAACAACGACAGCTACTGACCGCCTTAGACAGCCGAAAGGATCGTCGAGGGGCGGGCAGTTTATAAAAGCAGAACAAACCGAAGAAGTGTCAGAAGAGACGCCGCCCGAAAGCTCGGCGTCAGACGCTTCGGGAGAAGTCCCCGACACTGAAACCGCTAGTGCTTCTGAAGCGGTGATGGATGGAGGGGCCGCAACTACCGAACAGGCCACTACCCCTGTAGGTACTGTGACAGTTCCCGTTGCAGACAATCATCCTCTGCGACAAAGGGGCCGCGAGGCGTTCAATGTGTCGCCCGAAGACGAACGCGATCTTCGAGCACTTTTGAATAGCCACACCCGTAGGTCAGAATTAGATGAGATGGAAGGCCAGTTAAACAACACAAACGCCCAACTCTTAGAGTCCCGTGCGAGTGCAGAATACTGGAAAGAGCGAGCGAGTGCAGGAGGAATGCTCACGCAAGAGCAAGAGCAAACTTACCAGGACCTTTCAAACACCTACGGAGAAGCTGACGCTGATAATTACCGAAATGGCATTATGGCCAACCTCCAGACTGAAGGATTAGACCAGAAGGTACAAGAGGCCCGTCAAACGCATAGTCAACAGGTAGCTGCGAACAAGGCTGCCAAGTTTGCTGGAGACGCGATAAACGACGCGATGGTCGGAAACCCGACAAGCAACGTCGAGCCTCAATATCCACTATGGTCGGAAACAGAAGTCAGGCAGACGTTGTCAGGCTACGGTGCACTGTGCCAAGCACAGAACGCCATGCCCACCCCAAACGGCTGGTATAAATATGCAGATGCAGTTTATAACAGCAACGAAAGGGTGCGTGCAGAGACTGATATACGAAGAGCCACGGAGGGCAGCCGCATAGCCACAAAGGCAAAAGCTGAAGCTACAGAGGAAGCGAGGGTTGCTGAGGAGCAGCGTCTCCAAGAAGCAGCCAATCGTCATGGTACGAGACCTAAGAGCGTAGCCAGCACTTTGACTGCGGGGGTGAGAGATCAAGGCACTCCCGAGGATAAGTCGCTAAGGTTTATGTCTCCAGGTCAACAGAAACGAGCAAGAAGGTCCCGCGTAAGGACGTGGGGCCAGAATGCTCAATAATTAAGGGTATTGACTTATGGCATTAGGCTCACAGTCCTCAAATCTTGAGGCTATCACCGACCTTACAGGGTTGGTGCATGAGATTTATGCTGGCGAAGTCAAGCCGAATGTATCCGCATGGTCACCTACCAGTCAGCTTTTCCAAGAGGCTGGAGCAGGCGACTATCGCATCGATGGCGAGAAGCTAGTCTTCTCAGCCGACCTGACTTATGCAGGTGGTGCACAGGGTACAGACGGTAACCTTCCCGATCATCAATACGTTGATGCGGTGGAAGGGCAAACAACGCCAGCAAGGCTCTACGTTCGTAGGGCTATAGACAACTTTATTGAAAAAAGAGCACAGAAGGGTCCAGGTGCTTTCGGGGATCTCCTCGGTCGGATGTTCGACCAGATGTGGGATGCTTTCGGAAGAGCCCAGATCCGTCATGCTGTAGGAACCTCCACGGGAACACTGTGCAAGGTTTCTTCACGCACAAGCTCTACAGTATTTGTTGTTAAAGACGGTTACGGGCACGCATCCACACCACCTCTGATGCACTTAGAGGTTGGTATGATCATCGGATGGGTGGACGTAAATGACAGTAACACTGTTGCAGGTGCGGCTACTATCACTGCCATCACCTACTCTACAAACACGGTAACCGTAACGACTGCGGCGACTTGGGAGCCAGGGAATGACGTGGCTGCTAATGACCTGATCGTCATGGCTACTACACCGAATATCGCAACTGACTACTTTACGTCAGAGTACACCAACGCACCTAACGGTCTGATGAACATCGTAGACCCAGATTCAGATGCGAGCACGGTGTTTAACATCGCCGAGGGTACTTACCCAAGGTGGAAGCCTTACAGAAAAGCTTCGTCTAGCTTCGATCACATCGAAGTGACAGAGCATTTCCGCAAGCTGAGAGCGAAAAGCACCTCGCCAGTTGGGCCTAGCACACACGTTTGTGTAGCCCAGGGTGCGGTTGTTGCCGAATTGGCCAGAACCTTGGTCGGATTCCAACAGCAGACTCAGCTTGGACGCACGTTTGAAGGCGGCTATCAGGCTGTCCGCATTGCCAATATGGACTTCATTGAAGACGATTGGCAGTTGCATGACGTGTTGTACACACTCTCTGTAGAAGACCTCTTTACTGTCGATCTCGACGGTGAGGCCGACTACTTTGCCGAAGACGGAAGCCAGTTCTCAAGATTGGCCGACTTTGACGGTAAAGAGTGGTACGTCAAGAGTTATATGCAGTCGTTTAGTGATAGGCGTAACAGGCACGCCGCACTGACAGGTATTAGTCTTGCTAACGTAACGGCGGCTGACTTCAGCCCAACGCCTGACTATTAAAATAGTTAGGGACTAGTATATGATTGAGATGCGGGAGTCTCGCCCTCCAACGGGGCTCCCGTGTTTCAGTCAGCAGCAAAATGAGTGAAAAAAGTTTGGACACCGTGTCCAGAACTTCTCACTGCTTTAGACTGCCCCTGAAGGCGGGGGTGAGAGGATAAAAAAGATGGCAACGATTAAGATGCAAGGAGCACTGTACGACACAGTGCGGAAACTTGCGAATCAGGTTAATGACCTGAGTACCGTATTGAAAACACGGTGTGTGACGCCACCCAACTTCGAGATCGACACTAACTTCGACATTCAAAACGGAGATGCGTTTGAGATCGAATCAGGTGGCATACAAAAAACAGCAGCTACCGATGTGAATTTCAACACGGGCACAGCTACCGTAATTGCGACCAACGCTTACTGGGCGTGTGGGCTACTGTCGATTGATATTGATGGTACTACCGCCTATGTGAACTGGGGTGCAGAGGCGGCTTCTGAAGCCTTGGCCTTAGCGGGTCTGTCCAGTGTAACCGCTACTGGTGATGTCACTTGTGGCTACGTCGCAGTGCAAGCAGCCGCAGGACAAGACTGGGTTGCGGGTACAGACGCACTGCAAGGCGGGACTGGTGGTCAGGTCTCACAGGACACCAACTACTACAACAATCAATACGTTGGGGCGGCTGGCAAGGCTGTGTTAGCTGACAATCAGCTATCATTTAGTGCGGTGGGAACACCGTAATGGGATTGGTATCAACGATGGGTGGGGCACGGCAGAAACGCCGTGCTCCCCTAGAGTTCCAAGATGCAGTCGAACTGCACTTTAGGAAGAGCGGTAGACACGCGAATATCGTGTGGATTCCAGAGCCTGTCTGTCAGTGGCAAGTACGCATCACGCTCAGGCCTGATGATCCAGCGTTACGGTCCTTCCAAGCAGGAGAGGCAGAAGAAGAGCCCATCGAGACGGTCGAGATAACCTACTTTGACGAGCAAACAGGCCTGTATGTAGGGCATGAACTCGACGAACTAGGTGTCAGCGGGTTAGTTGAGATGCTCGAGAAGGGAGATATGTGGAGCGGCCAGGGTAGGTTTAGCTCTATACAGGACGCCATGACCTGGCAGGTAGAGACACAGCGTAGTGCAAGAGAGAGGTTGAGGAACGCCATGCGAGATGAGGCGTCAGCAGTAGCGAGAGACGTTCGGAAACGAGTTCTGAACGAACCAGTTTTACCAGTAGGAATCAGTTTTAACGAGTCCCCCCCTGATAAGGGGCCGACACAGGAGAATAAGATATGAGACAGAGACTAAATAGTATTCGTGGCTTGCAGCCGAGAACAGTGCTTGATGGCACCGAGGAGATCATCGACACACACACCGATGGCCGTCCTATCATCCAACGCACTTACACGAAAGAAGTGCGAGAGCCTGTACTAGACAAGAGCGGTGACCAGGTGTGGAAGATGAACCAGATGGGAGTGCCGACAGTGCCCGTGTACAAGCTCAGACCTGAAGAGGTTACCGAGACGTATGTGTACGACGAGCTAAGGACTGGCCACAACATGAGAAACTACCACTTCAGGGAAGACAAAGTGGAAGTCGAGGCGAGGGCCAAGAGAGCCCGCGTCAGCAAGTTACAGGACGAGTTTTTTGCGGTAGCGGAAGACCGAGGCTTGTCAGCCGCCGAGATCGCTGACTTCGTAGCTGAGGGAAAAGCAGAAAAGGTAAAACCAAAACCCAAGATTAAGGCAAAAGCGTAATGGCCGTACTCACTAATTTGGCAAGTATGCAACGAGCTTTTTATAGGCTAACAGACACAGCGTCTGACGATGACAGCCTTATAGAGCACGATGACTCCTCATTGGAAGCTGTGAATCAATTCCTCCAGTACGGAGCAAACGATGCTCAGGACTATCTGATGGACTGTGGCTTGTCTGATCGGTGGGTAAAACCACACACCGCTATAACGTCTTGGAGTGGCAGTGATTCAGCCGATGGTGGGCGATATGTGAGCTTGCCAAGTGATTTCTTCCGCCTCTCGGGGGACGGCATGACCAGTGCCCTCCGCCAAGCAGACGGCACGAGATGGGGCCAGTTGGTAGATTTCAGGGATCGGTTCAGGGTGCGAGGCAATCGTTATTGGCTACAGAATGAACAATTATGGATCGCTAGGGGTGCGAACCCGCCAGCAAGCCTGCTCGTGGACTACCATTTCCGCTTGCCGACGCTATCGAGTAGCACGGTGGACTTTCCAACCGAGGACAGGCCGTTGATTGTGGCATACGCCACAGAGCGGGCTATGGAAGACAGTTGGCTACCTGGTGGCCCAGAGATGGAAGCAAAGATTAGGAACAAGGTCCGAATCTGTGAGCAGAGAGCGTTTAGGCGGTCTCGCCGTAGTCGGGCACAACGCAAGCTCAGACCAAAGCCAACGATTGGCACTCACTACTTTACATAGGAACGAATTATGCTGGGAATGAACGCAACACAACACGTTAAGGTAGTCGCAACAGGAGAGAAGTCTGGCTCCACTTCTGCTGCCCAGTTGCCTGATATCACTGCCAAATGTGTGAATATCAAGGCTGTAAGGGGCAATAGTGGGAACGTCTATATCGGATTCGCAGGAGTCACCGTGGTAGATGGTACTACCGATGTGACGAGTGGGTGGGAGCTAGATGCGGCAGAGGAGACTGGATGGATACCCGTAGGAAACCTGAATGAACTTTATATCATCTGCGACAACGCTGGTGATGACCTGGTTTACATGATCGGACGGTAAAAAATGGCGGCATTTGGAATTAAGGCGATACAGCCACAGGACAACGAACACGTCTTTGGCTTTGCCACAGCCCGTGGTACAGCAGACATGGCATTGTTGGAAGTGTGGAATGGTCCGACGCAATCGGATCTAAGGTTCACTATAGACAAAGAAGGCCAGTTGCAGACACGAGATGGCTCTGCGGCAAGGCCGACGTATAGCTTTGAGACCGACAAGACCACTGGTAGGTATCTATCAGGTTCCGCCTCGATGCTTGACGTGGTGTCAGGGACCGCTGTAGGAACATGGACAGCGGGCAAGTTGACCTTGGTCGAGCTACAAGTGGATAACATCAACGTCAACGGCAACACTATCAGCAGTACGGCGGGCACAGACCTCCTAATCACGCCTCTATCAGGTCAACAGATCGTCCTAGACGGCACAATCATCATAGACGCTGGAGTCGTAACAGGAGCCACTTCGATCACTAGTAGCTCCTTCGTTGGAGCACTAACGGGCAACGCCGACTCAGCTACTACGGCTACTACAGTTACAAACGTCACAGCTAGTGCAAATGACAGCACCAACGAGACTGTCTATCCGACGTTTGTGGGTGGAGCTACAGGTGCCCAAGGAATAGAGACTGATACTGGGCTAACGTATAATCCGAGTACAGGGGTGCTTACAGCAACCACCTTTACGGGGGCTTTGACGGGTACTGCCAGCACGATAGTGGTCGCAGACAGTAGTACCACCACCACCTATCCTGCTTTTTTCGACAGTGCCACAGGCTCGTTAGCTATAAAGACCGATGCCTCGAACCTGACCTACAATGCTTCAACAGGAGTTTTGACCTCCGCAGGGATCATTGTACCAGACGGCAAACTGACCTTAGCCTCTACTGCTGTTACCTCTACCGCAGCCGAACTTAACATTTTGGATGGCGTTACTAGCACCACAGCCGAACTAAACATCCTTGATGGAGTAACTAGCACTACGGCAGAGCTAAACATTCTGGACGGAGTGACTAGCACGACAGCAGAGTTGAATATTTTGGACGGAGTAACGAGCACCACTGCTGAGTTAAATATTTTGGATGGTGCCACCGTTGTAGTCGGGGAGATCAACTATTTAGACCTGGGGGCAACTGCTGTTGGAACAGCGATAGCTTCTAAGGCAGTTATCCTTGACTCAAACAAAGACTATACGGGCATCAGGAACTTGACAGCGACTACCTTTATCGGTGCTCTTACTGGCAATGCAGCTACAGCCACATTAGCGGCCACAGTAACGGTTGCTGACAGTAACGACACGGAGGCTTTCCCTGCCTTTTTTAATTCTGCCACAGGCTCTCTGGCCATTATGACTGATGCGTCCAATCTCACCTACAATGCAAGCACTGGTGCACTTACTGCGGCGGGCGGCTTCGTTGGGGCAGCCTCATCAGCCACAGTAGCGAGTACGGTTGTAGTGGTAGATAGTACCGACGCCACATCCTTTATTGCCATGTTCGACGATGCCGACGGGAGCCTAGCAGCCAAGACTGATTCGGCCCTCAAGTACAACGCAGGCACGGGCAACCTAGAATCAACAATTATAACGGCAACCACGTCCATCGTACCCGCCGAGTCAGACGGGGCCACGCTAGGCACAGCCTCACTGGAGTTTAGTGATTTGTTTTTGGCAGACGGTGCCCAGATAGCGTTTGGTGACGACCAAGAGGTAACCCTAACCCATGTAGCAGACACAGGACTGTTGCTCAGTGACGATTCTGGCATAGGCACGACACAGCTACAATTTGGAGATTCTGGTACTTACATACATCAGTCAGCAGACGGTGTCCTTGACCTAGTAGCCGACACCGAAATTGAAATAAATGCTACCACCATAGACATGAACGGTGCGGTAGATATTAGTGGAGCAGTACAGGCTGGTTCGACAATCACGGTGGGAGTCGATGACGCAGGACACGACGTGAAATTCTTTGGCAATACAGCCAGTGCTTATATGCTCTGGGATACATCTTCTGACGACTTAGTCCTAGCGGGGGCGGCAGGGATTGATCTAGAAGGAGATATAGATGTTAATGGTACAGCCCACCTAGATGTAGTAGACATTGATGGTGCGGTAGATATGGCTTCTACTGCGTTAGTCACAGGTGTTTTAACCACAACAGCCACACAGGTAGCGACTGGTGGAATCACGAGTGGTTCAGATATTATCTCAGACACAGACAGCACAGACAGTTTAGGTTCTACTGGAGTTAGATGGTTAAAGGGTTGGTTCGATACCTTGACAGCAGGAACACTTACGATTGGCTCGGGAAGTGTCACAGATAGCTCTGGTGCTATTACTTTTGGTGATGAAAATCTTACTACTACAGGAATTGTTACTG